CATCCGTCAATCTGGATCACAGCGTTCTTGCCGCCGTGGTTCCACGTTTGCCTCTGCCACGTCAAAGCGGTAACTCCGTCAGAGTCGGTGATCCTGATGTCGTGGCCGTCGCTACGCACACTGTCCCAAAACTCCGCCCACTGTTGGGGGAGGGTACAGGTGACGTCAATAGTCGACGCCCCTCCGTTGTTGTTCACGGCGATGGGGGCGCGGTTCTGCCATGATCCAGACTGCCAGCTCATGCGCTATGTCCTCGCCCAAAAGCACCGGCCCGCGAGCAACACATAGGCGCCGTTCGCGCCCGCTTGTTGCCCGGCCCCGGTGATCGTTTGTGTTGCGATCTCCAGATCGTACACAGCGCCGAGAAGGCCCCGGTTGTCGTGGAGTGCTTGGATTAGGTCGGCTTCCAAGTTGTTGACCGCTGTGAGCGTGGCCGCCGTGCTTTCTCGTTGCGACACTACGCCCAAGATCGAGAAGTCGAGCGTTTGCGCGTATTGGGAAAGGTCCGCCCCGGGTCCGTCCCGGATATCCTGCCGAGCACCAAGCCAGAAGCACGCGTAGGGGTCCGCGTCGGTGCGCGGGGGGCCGTCGGGCTCCACGTTCTCCACCTGTCCCGAGCCGCTGAGATCGTGGTTGTAGGGCGATGACCCGTCGATCCCTGTCAGGGCCGTATTGATTCCCGCGGCTATCGTGTTGCGGTTCGTGGCGGGCACTATTCACCCCCCTGCAACGACGGCGACAGAGACACCCGTAGCGCGTCCGCGAGTAGGGTTGGAACCCGTGGCGCGTTCTTGTCGACCGCGCGTTTGAGGTAGAGCTTCGGCCGAATGTTGGTCTCTTTGCGCAGCCACCAACGGCCCACGTTCTTACCCCCGACGCGCTCCAGAAGCACCGCGCGGCGGTTCTCTTCGATCACGTGGAACCACAGTTTGCCGGGGTAGTTCCGGGGTGATGGGTATTGGGCCGCGCCCGCGGGAGTCTTTACGGTCTTGTCTGGAATGGCGAGCCACTTCTTGCGCTTGGGTGTGATCTTGCCTCCAAGCTCCTGCAACCGTGCATAGACCACGTCTTCGCCGTTGTGCCGCCCACCGGCCCGCAACTGAACAGCAAGCCCGCGCGGTGTGTCGACGGCGGCGCCGATGATGCTGCGTCGCAGGTTCCCGGTCGGGTGGTTCATGCTCTCGGTTGCGTTGCCCTTTGCGTCGCTCTCCAGCATCAAAGACAACACTATCGCCTTGCGTTGGATGATCTCGGCAAGGCGCGGCTGCGCCGATGCAAGCCGGTCGGCCAGTTCTTGCGGCGTGAGTCGTTCGGCCATCAGGGCACCCCGACCATGTACGGCTCAAGCAATGTGGTCACTTCGGGAAGCAACCCAAGCGGAGCGATCGGCCGACTCTGGCCGGCGGTCGACATGTTGGAAGAGCCCGCGCTCGCGGTGTTGCTGAGCCAGTGCGCCACCTGGATAATGCACGCCTGGGTCAAGACATCGTGATCGGCGATCGTGTAGCCGGCCGATACAACGACCTTGTTAGCCCGTGGCGAGGTCGACCACGCGTGTGTGGCGTCGGACGTCAGTTCGACCTTGCGGCCGTCCTTCACGTACTCGGAAGCCGCGAGAAGCGTCGACCCGGGGTAATCCTGCTCGGGGTCGACATGCACGGACGTGATCGACTGGATCACCGGTGTGGGCAACACAGCGACGCGCGCGTCCTTGCCTGTGCCGATGTCGTAGCGGCCCGGAAACGTTGTGTATGTGGCCGCTTCCATGGTGTAGCCCCCGGAGTCGGGCCGCGGGTGGCCGCAGTACCGCGCGAAGGCTGCGTCTGCACGGCTTGCGAGGACGCCCAAGAGGGTGTCGTTGGCCGCGTTGATGCGGGTGGCCGCTCGGATCTGTGCCGCAGTTGCAAGCGCCATGTCTACGCGCCCCCGCCGACCTCACGGGACCGCTCATCAATCGCACGCAGGACGGCCGTGCGGGCGTTCCCTGCGGCCTCCGCCTCTCGTAGGGGGCCAAGGTAGGCGTCGTGGGTGCCCGCCCTCACAGCGACCGTCAGGGGCCGCCAATGGGTGCCGATGACACCGGGCGGGATTGCTGGGACCGGTTCGGTGCGGCGGATGACGCGATCCACCACAGCGAATTTTGACGGGTGCCGCTCGACAAGAGCCGAAGCGGTCACCCCTGGGACACTGCGCGTGTCTCCGTGCGACCACGGGCGGGCCGCCCCTGCCAACGCGGTAGCGGGGTGGCCTTCTGTGGCGATGCAACGGAGATCACGCATTGTGTACCTCTCAGTCAGCGCGGACGCGTTCAAAGGTCACGGCGACCTGACCGACGACAGCGACACCGGACCCGGTCTTGGTCACTGCGATCTTGACTGCGCCGCCCTCAGAGACAAGGTTGGCGCCGGCGGCGGTGAGAGTCATCGATGCGACTCCACCGTCGGCGATGTCACCAGTGCCGGCAACATTGGTGACCATCGTGCCGATCGTGGTGCCGCCCACCGAAGCGGTGAACGTCGCGTTGTTGCTGTTGTTGGCTGTCAAGGCGCCGTCTGCGACGAAGTCGACGCGGGCGACCTTGCTTTTGCCAGCAAAGCCGCACACGACGAAGAGATCGCCATCGGTTCCCGCGGTAGCGATCGCCACTGGACAGTAGGCGTGAGGGGTCATGCGTTCGGAGTTCATGTTGCGCTCACTTGCTCATGTTGTAGGCATAGCGGACACCGGCGTCGGTCGACTTGGTCAGGTCCTTGAAGCCGAGACGCTGCTTGGCTCGCATATAGGACCCGCCCACGGTGATGTCGTTCTGAAGGGCGATGGTAGTGCCAGCGCGCTCGATGATCGGGTGCATGTTGCGATTGAACACAACGTAACCGGTCTTGGTGGTCGTGACGTTGTCGTACAGACCGGACGCGTTCATGCGGCAAGACATGGCATCGGTTGGGATGATCGGGTGCCCGAAGATGGTCCCGACCTCACCGGCCGCGATGGGTTCGCGGTTGCCGTAGTCGTTGGCGCTCACCACTCCGTCAAGGTTGACGAAGTTGGCAAGGTAGCCCTCGTAACTCGTGAGGACCGGGCAATCACCGGGGACGCCGCGGGGGCCGCCCACAAGGTTGATATCGCTGGCAAGAGCCGCGCGGTTGAACGTGCCGCGGTCGACTCCGTTGCTGTTGTCGAGAGCGTTCGCACGCAAGCCAAGGAACACCCGCCGGTAGTCGATGGTTCCCGCGTCGACGGCGCCGAAGATGCCGCGGAGGTCCCAGTTGGCGATGTCGTCTTGGTGAGTTGCCGCGGTGTCGCCGTTCAGGATTGCAAAGCGGGTGCCGATGGCAAGGCTGCGAGCAATGGCCGAACGGATGAACGGGAACGCAGCGACGATCGAGTCTTCCGCGGCGTTCTCGTAAATGAGCACCATGACGTACATGTCAGCGGCGGTCAGGGTGATGTCATCCGTTCCAACACTCGACTTGGCAAGTGCCGCGGGGTTGTCGCCCGATGCTCCACCGCCCTTGTAGGGGACAGGGTACAGGGTGCCCACGGGCAACTTGACGCTCTCGGTGTTGATCGAGATGCGAGGGAAGAGCTGAAGGATGCCCTCTGGGTCGTACTCGGCGACCTGCCACATCGGGGACGCGAGGGTAGGCAGTGGGATGAACTCGTCACCGGTGCCGGCGCCGCCGTCCCACGCCTTCCGCACTGCGGCGGGCATGGCGCTCCACGCGCGCTGGACACGGTGCCAAGAGGCCGGAAGGCGCTTCCGCACTTCGGCGGTGCGGTATGCGTCTTGGGCGTGACTGAAGCCGTCGCGACCACACTTGATCGTGGTTGCCACATACAGCGCCTCACAAGCCTCTTGGAGGTTGCGGTGTGCGTCGTTGACCGGGCGGGAGTCGAGGAGGCCCGCGTTGTCGCTGCGGCGCATCTCGGGGCCGGCGTCGGCGTCGTAGCCACGGAGGAAGAGCCGCCCGTCGTTGTCGACGAATTGCCGCAGTTCGGCGTCTGCGCCGCCGGCGCTGGCGAAGGGGTCCGCCGCGTTGAGTTCGGCGACCTTCTGCGTCAGGCTGCGCATCTCGGCGGCCATCCGTTCGATCTGCTCGCTCTTTTCGCTCTCGCGCTTCTGGCCGGCCTCAAGGGCGGCATGTAGGGCGCGGGCGTGCGACACGATCCGGCCGTGTCGCTCTGCGGCTTCGGCCTGGGTGGTGGGGAGTTGCGCGTCCGCCTCGGAAAGCATCGGCACTGCGGCGTCTTCGTTGAACATGGGGGCTCCATGCGGGGGGAAAAGATGCGCCCGAGGCGGGCACATGAGTGACACTCATGCCGTACCACACGACATGAGCAGAATCAACTAATGAACGGAAGCCACCCGCGCGGGACGGGGGCAAGGAAGGGCGCCCACTGCGGCTCCGCGGCGGGCTTTTCCATGTCGGCAAGGCGGCGCTCTACCCCTTCGGCATACTCCGGGGGGATATCCTCAAGGGCGCGCGACAGGGCGGCGCGCGGGTTCATGGGCATCGGGGTGACCGATGCCTCCAAGAGGCGCGGCTTGACGTACACGAAGCCCCGATCCCCGTAGCGGCTGTCCCCTTCGTTGAGGCTTGCCCGCGCGATCACAGCCTTCGGCCGGAAGCCCACGGACACAGTGCGCAGAACGCCCATAGCAAGGTATTTGTCAACGACAACGGACACGGGGTGCTCTGCCACCGGCGCGGTCATCAGGGTGCCCCGTAGCGCGTTGTTGACCACGGAAACATTCCGCCACGATCCGACGGGTAGGCCACTGTAGTCGTGGTTATAGGGCGCGATCGGATTGCTGCGGAACTCCGCAAGATCCCATCCCTGCTCTACGATGTCGTCG